ATCAAGAAAATGGCGACAAAGCTGTTTTTATTGTTCTTTTTTAGGCTATTTTTTATTCTATTCAACAAACAGTTAAATAAATCTCTCGTTTTTTGTTGAATGAAAAAATAAACCCCGAATGATATCGAGGTTTGTCAACGGTCTGAAAAGTGCCACATAAGTGGCACTTTTCACAACAATCAAATACAACTGTAATAATAAAGTTCCTCCTCATGTTTATTGCTTTTTTATCATTCGGTAATCTTTTCAATTACAGTTAATTCACTGATAACTGTAATTCCTCTACCGCTCTATAAAGTAACTTTTATAGTTTCATCGTTAACCGATGCATATTTTACTGCCACAAATTGTATAATGACTCACTAATTGATTAATCTCTCCACCTCCTTTCTCATTACAACTATCTTAAATTATTACGAATGTTTATGGCGCTGTTTCAATCGAGCTTCACGACGAATGCACCAATAACGATCCTCAATTCGGTCTCTACCACAGAAATGTGCACCTATTAACCAGATAAATGCGCCAAGGAATAAACCACCAAGCCCACTCTCAGAAGAGATAATATTGAATGATGATAATTGAGGAACGTAGGTAAGAAGTGAGACAGCAATACCACCGACCATGAAGACAATGCCTATTGCCATTAGTGTATTACCAACGAGCGTTACATATCTGCGTTTCATAAGCACCTCCTAATTCGGTCATGGTGTAAGCTGAAATCAATAATACATAATTCGCTTTGATTAAAGTATAGCCTGATAATGAATATACTGTGTGTCATAGATCACACTTATCTATTTGTAACAAACACAGTACGTGAAACGACTCACAAAATGTAACTTATGGCATGTGACAAAAAACAAATTATGAATACTGAGGCCGAGCGCGATAATTGCAAACAAATTACTGTGATAAATAAGCTATGATTGATTTGCAATACGCGCAAAGTAATTACAATTTAATATCAATATACCAAAACCTCATCCTAATAATCGGATGAGGTTTTGGCTATAAAATGGCACTTGGTTGTTCAGGAAAAACCACATCAACGTCGCTAACATCAAGTCGATTGAGCAGCACACGGTATTTTTTCCATTCTTTTAATGAAGTAACTTCATTATCTGTCGCCATATCTAAGTCAACTGCATCTTGTAAATAAGCTATATGCTCATTAGCTATTCTAATTAAGTACTGCTTTTGAGCTTCAATTTTGTGCTGCTGTTCTTCCATTGACGGCGGCGGAATATCAAGCCAACAAGGCATCCCTTCTTCATTAACACCGCGATATTTACCTAATGGCGGGTCAATAAATGTCAGATATAAACTTTCATCAACTTCTATCACGTCAAGCGGCCACGTGCCTGCTGCAATGTAGCTTTCTTTAAGTTCATTAACATAAAAGGCATTTTCAGACGGAGAAAAATAATTCATATTCATTTTAATATCCTATAGCTAAATATCGACCATAACATGCAGTATCATAGCCGCGCGTCACTGTAGCACCTACAGCAGTAGCGCTGAGACATGTCGCCGTCGCTGTGACTGTAGTTCTACTCGTCGAGCTGATTGCATATATCGTTGGGCGTGTTGCGTGGTTTGCGTTATCATGAGTCGCAAACGCTTGCATGGTCGCGTTCGGAAAGGCAATGGGTAGTTTTATCTCCATAGTGCTTCCTGAGTTTAAGGGGGTAAGAGTTCCCCACTGCAGAATCAGGCCGCTCGGCAACTTTTGCCAACCCGTAGCTCCAAATGATTGCTGATAATCTAATGCTGTAACAGTTTTAACCCACGCAGTCCATCTTCCTGACCCTGCATTATAAGCGCGTGAGTAAATGCGAGATGAATCATAAACATGATACACCTGAATAACACCCGCGGTTCGATAAACGACAAGCGACCCGGCAAGGGCTTCCGGATAATTTTTTCCGGTAGCCGCGATTGTGTTTGTGTGCTGGAAATAAATCCCCGGCATTCTGTAATCGTTTAAATCTTCATTTACTTCGATTACTTTCGCTTGATTGTTAAAAATGTCAGTTGAATCAATCACAACATCATCGCTTAACGGATACCCATTTATTCTTCTAGACGCCGGTACTCGCGTATTGACATTATCATTTATAATTTTGACAGCTTTACTTGTTGCCGCGGTTGTCTCGCTATTACTATCAACCGCATTACTTAGTTGAACAATGCCGGCTCGCGAGGTGCTTGCCTTATCAGTAATACTTTGCCATTGGATTGAGGTGTTAGGCTCATTACCTGTATTTTCTACTTTTGCTAAATAAAGAATATTACCTTGCCGGGTAATGGCGTTCTTAGGATAAGTTAATTTTTCATCCCATTCAGGAATACCATTCTGCCGCAAGTATTCAATATTTTGATCAACTCGTCTAAACGCATCATTCATCCATGACATTGGCGGCTTGCCTTCTGCTTGCTCCTTCGTTATCCCCCAACCTCTTAATACATTGGGAAAGTCTACCACTTCTCCGGTATGAGCCTGACTTGCAAATACTTCACCTGTCGGTTTGTCATAAATCATATAAAATCACTCCAAATACCACTATTAAAACCAAATGCTGTTGAATCTTCATACCATCCGAATGGATGTGAAGATGTTTGAAAAAACTTATACTTAACGCCAACTGGTCGTTGTAATATGTCCATATTTTTAATGACATACACTTTGAATTGACTTAAATTATTGAAAGGAATAATCCCGGTTATCGTCATGTCATAGTTATCAATAACATTAGCTCTTTCACCAAAAAGAAACCTGATAGACTCAACAAGGTTGCCGATATCGGCTCGTTGATAGTTTTTTAATATCTTCGCTTTGATTAAAAATCGGTAATCATCATCATTTAAAACAACACTATCTTTTAATGAATCACCGTATTGATACCATTCGCCAGCATTGAAACCTAAAGCAGATTCATCAAAATCAAATCCAAAATAGTTTTTATGAATGTAAGTAGTTAAAACTCGTGATATACCGACATGCCTTCCAATTAAATCTAATGAATATCCCGTAGCTATATTGATATTGAGTGAGTTACCCAATTCAATAACTGATTTAAAGACATCTGCGGTTTCAGAAAGTAAAAGCCCGACAGTTTGCCGGGCTTTCGGTTTTCCTCTGTATTGCCAAATAAGCAGGTCACTCAATTAGCACCTCCACATCTTCTGCATAAACCTTTGCATACTGACGAACACTAATGTCAACATGGCTACTATCATTAACAGTCATATCTTGAATAACAAAACCATTAACACTGTTAACTTGGCATATTAAACGCATGGCATAAACGCTTTCGCCAATATCAAAGTCTGTACTCTCCAGAGCTGATTTGATACCCTCTGTATTAATATCAGTGAAACCCACTAAACGGCGTATAACTAAACGAACATGTATCCTAACTTCTTCCGGTCTGTCGAATAATACTGTTCGGTTTGCATCCTTATAGTGAGCAACAACTTTATGTTGTCCCATAAAAGCACAACCGCCGATTTTTTTCTTTAAAAGCATGGTCGTGATGTCAATATCATTTCCACCCAGCACAATAGCATTCATTGTATGCGCAGGAACGCCTGTTACACGGTCAAATTCACCAGTATAGTTTTCAATGACTTTAACTTTTTTGACATCTGGCAACGACAGTAATGCTGATTTTATTCCTTCACGATCATCATTATTATTGACCGAGTGAGATTGCATAAAACGTGTCAATAGCTTTCCGTCAGTCTCCTCTTCTATTCCCTGTACAGCCTCTTTTGTTAGTGTGATTTTATCAACACCAACAATAACGGTTTCCATGTTTAATTCATCACCAGTACTAAGATAAAAGGCGCCTAACTCTTCACTGCGAAGCCGCAATTTAGCAGAACCAAACTCGTTTAATGTTACAGTATCAAGCGATACCCAACGATTGCGGTTATTGTCTGAAAAAATAGTATTAGAAGGGATTGAAACATGAGGAGTGCCGGTTATTACAACATCACTAATGTAACTATATTCTGCGCCACGACGAACAATACCTGCGTAAAGTGTTCGCTGCTCTAACCATCCCCCCGTAGCACTGTACGGGTCAAGCATCTGATGAATGAAAGCGATCACTTTATTAATATCAGCAAGTGACTGACTAAACAGTCCAATCATTTGACCATCTGGTGTATCAGCATCAATATTAATGTCGTCACCATAAATACGCTTAAATCCATCACTTAACCGGCTATGAATTTCATCTAAGCGATCAATAACAATACCTTTATTCGTTACCTGGAGCATTAACCAGCACCTCACTATTATTGTTATATTTATCAACATAGGTAACTTGAATAATACATTTTCGTGTATTGGGATTAATGTTGATATCGAACCCAGTTAATTCAGTTACCCCTTCGGTTTTAAGTACAGCACTTTTAAGCTCTATTTCCATCGTTCGTAAGTCTGGGTTCTTTCGCAGGTAATCGAACCAAGTGATACCATGCCCAGTATTAAGAAACCAGTCATTACGAAGCGATAGAAGACGCGTTTTAACACATTGAGCAATAGCGTTTGAGCCTCGTTCATAACTTGAACGACCTACACCAAATACCCAATCATGATTTTCATCTAATCGCCTCACCCTCATTTATTCGGTTCTCCAGTATTAGCATTACCTCTTTCAACACCAGAGTGAGTATGGTTTTCAACATCAATACCACCACCGATTATTTTTGCTGCTGACATCGTTCCGCTGGATTCACTATTACCGCTTGTTTGATTCCAGTTTCCAGCCTGTTCATGTTGCCCAGTCTGCTTACTATCCCCCTCGTGCTCCACATCACCCTTAATAAATATTTTGCCATTTGTGAGACGGATATACGTTCCACCGTCCACTGTCTGCATTGATACACCATCCATAAAGACATTAGGAATAATATTTTTCAGACTTGAAATGCCAGGAATAAATACTGCATCAGAATAATCATGTAATCGTGCATCCATTGGCGCAGATTTATCACCATTCGCCCACCAGCCATCAATGCAACGCTCATTAAAAACAATTAGACCTTCGTCACCATCCGAGATTGGAAACGTCACAACAAAACCACCACCGCGCGGAAACTGAACCGGTACATCAACCAAGGGCGGTAAAGCCAAGTTATTCCCATCTGTTAGAATTTGAGTGATCATCGACTCAACTGTCACGGTGTTTTGATTAGCATTGAATTTAACGACTCTACCAGGTAAGGCGGTATGTATGTCTAACCGCTCCTTTTCTGCAGCTTTGTTAACAACGTCAAATAACGTCGGATTTTTATTTGCCATTACTTACCTTCTTAAATTGTCCGTTAATACAAATGATGACGCTATGCCACTCGCTTTCCATAATATCGCCGGAAAATGTTAAATCCGTGATTTTGTAATCACCATCAAAAGCAGGAATAATTGATTTTACTCGCACTAATCCCCCTATTCTCATAAACGGATTCAGCAAACAGGTAATTTTTAATCCGTCATCCGTTTTTTCCAGTGAACCAATCATGCCGGTTTCTTCTGACAGAACAAATCCCTCATCATCAGCAAGCACGCTGTCTTTAGGTAATACAATTAAATGACCATCCTGTATTGACCAGTCCGCATTATTATTTTTAGCGACCTTATGGAAAACGTCCCTCGCATTACCGACAAGTACCTTACCTCTTGGTAATCGCCGTTCTTTTGGTAGTTCAATAATGCCATCTGCGGTTTTTGCCATGCTTTTTTTAGCTTCTGTCAATATTTCACTGTCACTGGCTCCCGCTCTAAGTGTCGTATTAACATGTGCTTTAGTGTAATCATTGAACCCATCACCGCATTCCATAACAGTAATAAAATCTAAATCACTTCTTACTATCTTGGGTTCTATAATATCGCCGGTATATATGACTCGCAGTTCGCTATACCCAACAGCCAGGCTAAGGCGGTGATATTGTTTGCTTGCGATAGCCTTTCGGTGTGATTCGTTGAGGTTGTAAACTTGGATGGTTGCCGGGTTAGGTTCGCTTGATGATGTTTTGTGGATTTCGAATACTACTCTTAGCCCAGTGATTTCAATGCTTTCAGTATCATTACCCAATATTAATTTATACTTTCTCCCGAATTGCTTCACGAAATACCTCTTTATCGACAAAATAGATATGTAATCGGTTACCTAACTCTGACTGTTGAATAGAATTAATACCCAGACCAGAGCCGTCTATCATCATGACTAAAAAAGGTAGGTTTTTGCCCATTAAAGTAGGTGAGTTGACCGCTAATCCGGCTGACTGGGTAATAAATTCATTTTTGTTCTGGTCAAATAAATCAAAATTCCAAAGTTGGCTAACGGAGTTAAAACGGAGTGTTAATTTTAAGCTATAGCCGAATAAATTAAATGACTGAATTTGAATATCATCCGTCGTAACAGGAATGGCATACATCATTTGAAAATTTCCCCTAAAACAGAAGAATCCTCTTCTTTTGGTTGTGTCCTGCCCATTTGGGTTGTTTTGGGACGTGACACTGCTAAACCCGCAGCAACCTGACTTTCAACAATGAATATTTCCTTAAGTGTCAGACTAAACTCTGCTGAACCATCAACGGTCTGAATTACACCAATATTCAATAACATCATATTTTCATACAGTTTAATACCTGTCTGAACCATCATGGTTTCACCGCTTTTCTGTAAATTAAGTAGCTCATTATAGGCTTTGCCTACACGATCCAGTGTTGCAGATTTATCTGATGAGAAACCTAAATAGTCAGGTAGAAACGGGGCAATCATTCGTGGTACTGCATTCATTGCGCTTTCAGTTGCAGTAAAGTAACGATTTGCCATGCTTAATGCCTGATCTGTTACTACCTTAATCTCAACCGGTAGTACCCGTTTTTTTAATAACCCACCAACACTGCCTAAGCTATTGGTCACATTACCATGTGGCTCATAACCAACCATTACACCCGTTACGGTCACTTCTTTTGGTTCAAGTACCGCATGATCAGCAATGGATGCACCGGATTCAATTGGGTTTTCAGTCACACGTAAAGTAGAATCATGGTTTTCGACCGTTACTGCATCAAAATGAAATGAGCCGACAGAACGCGTCATAACAGTAGTAGTTGATAAAAAATTATCAGCGACAGATTTAATGATATTCATCCACCTACTGCCCCTTCTAAATTTGCTATTACACGCTTATTCATATTATTAAAATTGTCAGATATTGTTTTCCCTGCTCCCTGAGGATTTGGTGACACAATGTTAAATGATGCGTTAATATCGCCGCCATTGATTGTGGTTTTGTTATTATTCGTCTGATTTGAGGCATTGCGAGGAATTGCTGTCGTAGAATTATCAGACATACCAAACCAGCCTTTAGCGGAATTAAACATATCTGACGCACCGCCTTTAACAGAATCCCACGCTCCGGAAATTTTGCCAATCGTGTCATCATAATATTTCTTAACCGCATCAAAGGCATCTTTAAAAGGTGCAACAATCGCCTTAATTACACTCTTAAACGATACACCAATATTATCGATAAATGCCTGTGCATCTGCCTCATTTCCACCGAACAATGATTTAATGAAATCAAATGCAAGCCGGAAAGGTAGCGTTATTCCATCAAGAACAGTTGAAAATATATTTTTAATGGTTTCAACTGGATCCTTAGCCAATTCACCAATAACATCAAATACATTCTTTACGGCTGTTGTTAAGCCTGTCCAAATAGCCTTAACCGCTGATACGCCGACATCAAAAAGTACTTTTACACCATCCAATAAGGCTGAGAGATAGATTTTTATACCATCCCACATCTCCATGATAGCATCGCATATACCCTGCCACGATTTTTTAACCAGCTCTGTATCACCGGTTAGTAATCCATAAATTAACAAAAATACATTTTTGATATATGAGAAAAAACCACTGACGATTTTTTGAATGCCACTAAACATACGGGAAAGAATATTTTTGATTTTATCTATGGTAGATTTTGAACTGCCATACTACTGCTTCCACCAGGTTATAACTTTTTTCACCCACTCAATCGCAGGCTTCCAGAAATTACCAAATAGTGACTTACCTCCTTTCATATAGACCATCAGGTCATCAATTAACAGTAGTAAACCAGTGATGGCTAAGATAACCCAACCAACAGGATTGGTCACAAATGCCAGCAACATAGCTCTTTTAAAATAAGCCAATGCACCAACCACAACAAATAGCGCAGACTTCCAGCCGATAGTTGATGAGATAACTTTATCAATAAATCGTACTGTATTAACAATTACCTGAATAACTTTGCCACCCCACTTGATAACTTGGGTTAAGCCATTAGTAATTAAGTCCTTGTTAGATTTTATCCAATCGTTAAATCCATTGACTGCCTTGATTAAGGTTGGCGCAAGATTCAAGGCTATCTTAGTTTTAACAGATTGAATAATTAACTCTGTGCGGCTCATCGCTTTATTATAAGCATCAGCCTGCTGTAATTCCTGTTTACTAATGTTATAGAGTAAGCCCTTTTGTTTCGCTAACTCTTTCGCACCAGCAATACCACTGTTAACAAAAGCCATAGTACCCATTGCGGCAACGGAAATCGCAGCAACGACACCTGCAGCAATCATTTTTAACTTATTTAGTGGTTTTTCCGCTTCTTGTGCTTTATCCGCTGCATCGTTAGCGGCTTTCGATGAGCTACTACCGACACTATCAAGCGCGGCATTGGCTTCATTGGCTTTATCCGTAATTTTTTGTGTTGAGGCAACAACCGCAGTCATAAATGCGGCTAATGCCTGAGTATCAGCCTCAATACCAAAACCAACAAGAAATTCATCAATTGTCATTTTCGTTGCTCCGCCTGAACTGTTTCCGCAATTGCCTCGTGCATATCAAGTACATCATGCAGGGTGTAAACGGTTCTTAATTCCTGTAAGGAACACACACCCCGCATGACAGGCGTCCATATCATCCAATCTACATCGGTAGGATTACTTGATTCTGAATCTGAATTTACAGACTGATATTTTTGGCAGATACGAGGCCAGCGGGCAAAAAATCTTGGAAGTGAAACAAAACACCATCAACAATGACTTTGAAGTAGTGAGAACGATACTGATTGAAATGGCTGTTGATATCCACATCGGTTGTAAGTCGGATTTCCTTTCCGTCTGCCGTTACCGTCATATATTTCAATACATATTTTTCAATAGTTTGCATTTCTGGCGAACCAATGTTAGCTAAAATACCACCGACATCGATATCAATATTACCCTCAACCATTTTTAGGCTATTTTTTAGCAGTCCAACCAACTTTAATGCATGATTTTTGGCTTCAATAAAGTTAGAGAGGCGGTGCTCATAATGAATATTATCGATTTCCATTAGTTAAGGACTCCTTTTTTATACTTAGTCTGAATTTTTTCAAATACGATTGTCCATGTTGTGGGGTTGTGTGCCGTACCTCGTGCCGTAGTCGGCGCAGTCGTGAAGAATCCACGGTTACCCATAACCTCATCGCCGTTTAATGTATCTTTAAAGTACATTTCTATCGGTGTGAAACTCTTAATCGCATTGATTTGCTGGTTGTATAACTGATTTAACACTTCATTATCGGCTGAGTGTTGCAGCAGCTTTAATACCAATGTGCCACTTTTGTTGCCCGTTATCACAAATACGCCGCTACCGTTTGAACCGATGGTGTAAGCACCTGCATCACTGATATTTGAAATGCTGACAGAATCAGCCGACTCGTCAAAAGACGTAATTTCATACCCACTAAGGGTTAAAACACTTTGTTTATGGTCATATAAAGCCATATATCCCCCTATCGGTTAAATTGACCAATCAAGTCAACAGAATGAATCGCGCCAGACAATTTAAGTGCAAACATAATTGGCATGGCTTTACGTGCTTCTCTGTCTGCTATCGACTGTAAATCATAACTATCAGAATAGAAGTAGTAGCCCGATTCTAAACGGTCACCGTAACTCAACTCGCCAAGGTCGTTACCACGCCAAATACCACCCGCTAAAAAACCGTTACGAACAAATTCCTCACCAATGACGTTCAGCGCACCGATTAAAATTGCCTGACCTTCGTCAGTTTGTGGAATTTTTGTCGCATTGCCTTGTAACGTGCTGAAGGCTTGTTTTTGGCAGGCATCTAAGAACGCGTCTAAACCTACCACTTCATCTATAAACTGACCGCCAACCATTGTACCTTCAGCAAGCATCGATACACCGTCATAATCGGTATAGAAGTTGATACCGAGCCGTTGCGCTTTGCTGGCTTCATTCAATGTAATGCGATCATCTGACTGGACATTAGCTTGCTGCTTAAATTTAACGGTCTTAGCTGATTTCTGAGCATTCCAGTTTGTTGATAACGCAATGCCGAGTAGCGTAAGCCCTGCATAGTCATCACCGGTTGCGTTATACTGCACCATCAAACGACCGCTATTTTTGTCATACAGCTTTTTGAGTATATTACTGCTATTCCATTCGAGCTGGCTCTCACGAATAGAAGTATATGACATCACCTTAGCTGGGGAAGCAGCAATTACCCATGAGTGAACATCATCCAATTCTTCATCCGCAATTGAACCTGCAAAATAGACACCATACCAATTTTGGTTAATGTTCTCTAAAGCATCTAAGGATTCTGATGGTGATTCAGCACCTAAAGAGGTTGCCGATTGACCAACAATTAACGTTGCCTGGCCGTCTTCCAGTTTTAAGAGTTTACCTAAATAGGTTCCTTCATCCGGTTCAGTAACATAACCTAATTTTGTGCCAGGGTAAGCACCAGCTGTTGCGGCTTGAATAATAAGACGTTCACCAACTTCATCCCATGTGACAACAAGGTTTTTGTTCATTAAAACACCTGTTAATGTTTGCGCCACATCCGCCATATCAACAGCGGTTGATAAATTAATATTGATTAACCTTTCTACTGTACCGCCAATAGATAAACTCATAGAACCATCAGTGACACGTTTTAATGTATTAATCCCAACTGACAATGTACTACCTTTAAGCGCATTTGCTGTCGCAGGAATATCCTGTTTTGTCTTCGTCCATCGAGCAATCGTTGCACGTGTTGGCGTAGGTCTAACCGAAAATAATGCTTGTGCTGCTTTGTGCGTTTCTGAGTTCGTCCCGAATAAATTGGCAACATCATTTGAACTGCTAACTGTGACGAAACGTGTAGTGCCATCATTGAAGGCTTTGCCGATTTCAGGTGTAAAAATTGCCACCATGCTTAAATCACGGCGACTGGCCGCCATTGCTTGAGGCATGATCTGAGCATTTACAACCTGATTTATTGATAAGCTCATTGTTTTTCCTCATGTAAAAGAAGATCAACCGAATCAATCCGGTTAATCAGTGTTTCAATTCGGTGTATATGTGAAATAGTTAAATCAATTTGTGCACGTTGCTCGAATCCGCCAGCAATAGCAGTCGGTAAATTACGGATAGCCGATGTCTTTAATATCGTTAATCTATTTCGTTTAAACATTTGTTTTGCTTTACTTGTCCGAAAAAGGCTGGCTAATTTCTCGATAAGAAGGTAAGCGTTAACGCCATAAGCATTAACAGAAACCGTTGTTAGCCTGCTAGCAGTAATAATCTCTTTTTCATTACCACCATTGAACTTATATTCATTGCCTACTTGCTGAGATGACACAATTCCAACGGTAATAAATGATTTCAGTGCGGAGACATCAGGGGACAAGTTGGCATCCAAGACTAAATCGCTAGGTAATTCTAAAACCGTCGCTATTGTCTGTCTGACTGCCCTCATATCGAGTTGCAAGAGTGTCGTAGTAACCATAATCACTCCAGTTTCCGTCATTAATAATTTTCCAGCGCACATCCTTATAAATAAGCTCATCACCAGCATTCACTGGTTCTTGAGTCATTACCCGAATAGTGGGATTGAATCGGTTACCTTCTGGTAGGGTTTCCAAATCATCTTTACCTGCTGGTTGGATGATACAAATCAGTGTTTCTTTACGCCCATTCTTTACCGGTTCGCCGAATTCATTTCGGATTTCGCTAAAAAGAGTGAATTCTGCTGATTTACTAAAAAATGGGTCTTCAAATATTTCCGATATAAAATTATCCATTGCGCACCTCATAAGTAATTGACTGCACTAATTGACCTGTATCGATTAGTGGTTTTGATGAACCCTTGCGTTTAATGGTTGCTTTTAACAGTGGAGGCTCAATACCTGACTGGATTTTACCTTTAACCTCCGTAGCCATTTTTAGACCTAACAACTCAAAAGGTTTATTCATATCGCCCTTGCTTATTAATGCATTTCGAATTCGCGTTGCTAAAAAACTAGCCGCTTTATCCTTATTTTCATTAAATGTTGATCGAAGAAATGAACGTTCGGGAATGTTTTTATCAGGCACACCAAATTCATGCGCTGCTGCAATAACCGCGTTACTTACCCCGCCTTCATGTATTTTATTTGCAACGGCTGGAATACCCACAACAACCTGAGTTTGTTTGAGCGCTTCCAGCTTTTTTAAAACACTATTCATCCCCTTAGGATTAAATTTCGTTTTATTCCTCATCGCACCACCAGAAAATGACGAGCAGTTAACGCTTTAAGTCGTGAGTACTCGCGCCCATATTCATTTAAAGCCAGCCCTTTATGATTTGATGAGAAACCGGATTCAGGTGAGGTATATCCTATTGATAAAGCCCCGGCTGATTTACTGGTTGCAACCTGTATGGGTTTGCCGTTGTTCGTCCCTAGTTTAGTCAGAGCACCCGATATATAAAGTAAATGGGCTGCTAAAGCACATAGCCCTTTTTCATACAAATCACCCCAAATTCGCACAGACATTTCCTTCGCAGCATCATTTAACGCTAAAGAAATACGATTATTGTCTACTTTGGAGAATTCGGGGTGACGGATTAAGAATTTATCTAACACGCCATTCCCATTTTGATTAAGATTTGTAATCAACGTAAATAAAACGGTCTAATTTAGAAATGATTGCACCCGTAAACTGTGACTCAACCGGAATTTCAAAGCTGGTTGGTGAACGCTGGAATACTGCACCAGCGCTTGGTGCTCTCGCCCAATCGGTATAAATCGTTTCTTCGTTATTTGTGTAAACACATGCGCGATTCGATTTGTTTTTGCCCGCACCTTTAGCAAAACTCATCGGAATGCCAAGGATGCTAATATCCTGCTGGGCGAATTCACGTAATGCCTCTTTAATAGCAGTTAACGTATTAATCGTTGAATCACCGTTTGTGATTGTTGAATCATATAAACCGGATAACGTCAGCAAATCCATGCTATCAATAGCAACAGTGTTTGGCATGATGATTTCATCACTGGCCTGATAACCATACTTGATTAAATTAAGAAAGAATTGACGTGCTTCAGCTCCCGACATTTCGGAAATCGGTTTACCTTTGGTTAAATCTTCCACATTAACAGAAGCATTATTTAGTAAACCTGTAACATCTGTGCGAACCGCGTGACCAGCAAGGGCTGTTTTTTGCATGGTGCGCAATGCCACACCGCGTAAGTTTTCCATCTTGCTTTTGTCTAACTGAATTCCGTAGTTTGCTGCACGTTCTACGGCTAATTTGGTATAGATAACCGATTTACCCCAGTCGATATACCCCATTTTCTTAGCTTTGACATTAACGTCTTCGGTTTCTAAAGAGGTGGTGTTCTCATCAATTAGGCCGTTATCTAAATCCTGCGTACCTGACTGTTCGCCATAACCTTTTTCAGTCGTTTTGATATTACCCTTTTGAGTAATTGTCATAAACTTACCGAGCTGAACATCTGGATATTCCTGCTGCTCAAATGACTCGTTAAATTCTAGCGCTGTATTTTCAAGTAATTCCTGAATTTCCAACTCATCCATTATTTAGCCCCCGCTTTAGTTGTTGTAATTGTTGGTACAATATTTTCATCACGCATGATCTTTGCCAGGTTACCCAAGACACCTGACACGTAAAATTGTGTTGTGATACCGCCGTCATGACTAATGCAACCGGCTTCATCGCCCGTTGCAATAACTTTCACGACATCACCGGTGTTAAGTGTGCTGTCCGCTGCCATTTCAACCCAAATTTCAGAGCCATGGGGAATGCTCATAACCGATAAGTTGCGGTTTGGTTTAAACTCGTGATGAATCCCCATCACAACCGACACACCTAAAAGACGATCTGTTACAGCGGAGACATTTTTACAACCACCATCAGCCTGCGCGACAAAATGCCCGCCTTTAATTTTTTTGTCGCCTTTATTTACGTAGGATACTGCAACAACACCACTTTCACCCGCACGGGCGACCTGACCAGCAAACGCTCGTTTACCTAAATATAAATTTTGACTCATTATTTACCCCCGAACTGTTTTGTTAAATTAGGTTTGTCTTTAGACTTGCTATCGCTCAATAGAGCCGCACCAATCTTACTTTCAGGGCGTTTTGCTGAAACTTGTGCTGCGGCATAAGCAGCCTGAACTTGTTCATTCGTTAGAGCTTTAACTGATGAGTCATTAAACGCACCGATACCAACGAGCACTGATTCCTGAACATCTCGCGTAGATTTAGCATCATTGAATTTGAGTTTAGGAAAACGCGCTTTTGCATCATTCAAGGTGGATGATAATGCGCTATCACCTTCCAATTTAGCCAGCTTCTCTTCAAGCTCTTTGATTTTGGCTTTTAGCTGCTCATTTTCAGCCTGTAATTCAGTAACTTTTGCGTTATCGTCCGAATCTGAATCGCTATCATTAACCGGTTTACCTTCCTGCTTCATTTTCTCTAACTGCTCTTTCAGCTCACTGAGCTGAGTAGTAATACCTTGCACTTTTGCTAGCGTTTCCTCATCCCCCTTGCCTTCAAGCTCTTTCAGCGTTTCTTCTAGCGTGGCGATAATGTTTTTCAACTCATCTTCCGTTAATGCCTGACCTTCTGAGTCATTAATTTTTTTACCTTTAAGCAAATTAATGATACTGCTTAAAGTAAATTTATCTTTACCCATTGCTTTACCTTTTTTATCGTTAAGTCTACAAGTTGCACCGCCGCGCCCCTCAGGAACAACGGCGACATGATTACCTAAAATATTAATGTGATGAATTTGTCCATTAATCAGAACAAGCTCAGCCGGTTCATACCCACAAGAAACTTCTCTCAGCCCCAATTTTTCAATCGTTGTGATGGCAGCTGCATCATTGATATAAGCATCACAAATAAGATATTTATCTTGACGTCTGACGCTTTGAATATGACCGATAGTCTTACCACTCTTCCATGTTTCCGCGTTCACTTCTTGCGAGTCTGGGTGGATAAGGGTTAAGGGCATACCTTCAAACGAGGCGATAGTGTCAGGAGAGAAGAGTTCTTTTTCAGTACGAATGACATTGAATTTTTTGTTGATATCTGAACCTGTCAAACCAAGTTCATAACCGTAATACTCAAATTCACCAACATAAGTTAGTTGCGCAGTAGTAACCAAATACCCCTGCTTTGTTTTTCTCCACTTCATTGTTAATCCCATTTAATGTATGGCAACGCCACGCAGCGACATTGGTAATCCTCACCAGGTTTACCAATGAACATATTTTTAGTTCGTTTCTTCCACGTTTCGCCTCCATCATCTGAATAAACAGTCGGGTCAGAGAATTTACACACCATGCCATTTAATGCTGCATGACTATCACGCTCTCTCTCATCACCAGCACCACCCCAGATATATAAATCAAGACCAAGGGAAACACTCCTTGCCTCTGTTAAGTCTGAATTCAATTTTGATATCTGATCACGAGCGATTAGCTTTGCCCTACTCTCTGAAACCTGTCCACGTTCTTTTATTAGTGCGACCAGATTTTCATGACGCCCGCCATCAGACAAGCTTGTGAAAACCTTGCTGCCGATATCATTAATAAAATCAGTTTGGATGGATTTAATTAACTCAACATTTTCAATTAACGCTTTACTAAGGTACTCACCAACCACTTCATCACTCAGCATTCCGGTCAAATCGATACCGAACGCCGCTTTATATGATGCTTGTGTTTGACGTTTATTTTGCTCATTACTGCGTTTAACCATGCCAAACGATAGCCTTTGAGCTAACGAATTGATGGTCATTTGCGATAATCGCTGTATTGCGCGTGATAACCTGGATGTGGTTGTGAGAGGTTGCGTGTTAGGTGCATCGTTTAATGCTGGAGAATTCAAGTCATCTATAATGACGTCTTGCATCATTCTTATAAATGAGATGAGCTGATCGCGATACCAAACTTCTGTTTGCTTGCTAGGTGTTGGCGGTTTTAATTTACGCCGTCGTCGTTTAAGTCGCCCATCCTTGTACTCCAGTATTTGCTTTAGATTCAAGTTCATATTTATTTACCATCTCTTCGGCTTGTTTAATATCTTCACCGGTTACAGTGGTAAGAACACCACGCGCTTGCATTTCTCTAAGCGCAATTGGTTCATTCACAATGCCGTTCTGGACTAAAGCTGCAAAACCTGTTGCATACTGTCCAAATCGGGTTGCTTCTTCAGTTTTATTTGTACTGTCGGTTAACGGATAAGTGAAATTTATCTTATCAAGCTCATTGACTGCTAACTTGTCCAAAATAAACTGGTCTGTAAAATTCTGCATCGGTCTTAACCTAGCTTCCTGCAAACCATTCAGAGTTTCATAATATGGTGTATTATCTTCCTCTCCAGAACTTAGTCCGCTTGTTGATTTGCCAAAAAATATTGTTATTGGGCGGTCAAGGGCACCACAAACAACATCAATCATTAATTTAATAACATCAGAAAGACCTCCAAATTGTGCAATTTTTTGTTCATACCGTCCTTGCACTTCTGAATTTCCTGCATCCATAAGAAGCATATTTGTTGATGACTTGGTGTCCCTTACAACTCGTGCATACTCAACAACTTTAGCTTCCTGCCCTGACGATATTTGCTCATTCAACCCGGGCAAAAATATAACATCAACATTTGCCTCCTGAATGGTATCACCCGTACTCATAATGGCAGTATCAAAGACTTTTATAGATGTATAGGGAGCATTAATATCAGACACACCAAATTTTCGTGCATCTTTAATACTATGCTTTCCTAATTTAGTTCTATGGCATCGTGTATGGTGAAATGTTAGCTTGTTATTACCAATTTCCAGCTTGTATGATTCAGGCTTCCCAAAGTCAGGCGACGCAATATCAGAAATAATTTTATTGCTCGGCGTATATTCACCTTTACGCAACACTAAGAATCTGACAATGCTTTCACCAGCTAATTCTAAAGGAGTGCTAATTTCCTCATCTTCACAATCGGTAATAGCTACAATTAATGAGTCACCCATCAAAGATGCCCAGGCTAAAGCATCACGATAAATGCCATCAGTAACATCATAAAGTTTGAGCTCATTCTCAGTGTCATTGATTTTTGTGATTAAGTCCTGACTAATATCCCCGCTAAATTCCCTGCGGTGCTTTAGCATGTCATCCGCTGTTTTATCGATGTACTTTTTTACAACCCATGAATCCTCATACATCGCCAGCAGTTCTTTATCGCTTACCCGGCCTTTCTTGAATGAATACTTAATAGCTGCAACACGTTCACCTAAACTTGTGTACATGCTATGCAAGCCATCCGTCAGCCGCCTTTTAATTGTTTTCTTTGCCATTACATGTTGTCCCACATATCCGATTTACTCTTACCGTACAAGTCTCTTAAAGCCTGAGTCATTGAGTCCACAACGTCATCATGAGGAGCAACAGGAAACGTAGTTATTTCACTTACTGCATCTTCAATCCACGGGGCTGTATCTTTATGAGGAAGCCAGATGTTCCCTGCTTCCCACTCAGGTGTGACTGAATGAGCGCGGGCAATTTTACTGCCATCAGGCTCAACCGGAATTAATCCTGAGACCGTATTTTTCAACGCATCAATAACAGCCGGACCATTCGCTTTATCTTCAACAAGTTTTCGCCTACCCTCCGGAAAATCATTAGCCATCCTCTGAACTGCTTTTTTAGTTGCTGTGAATGCCATTCGCTCACGATGCTGGTGCAATAAATAAGCATTAGCCCCTTTCTTACCCCATACCTGACCAACAACAAAGTCCGTTCCGTCAGTGTCTTTAAATGTCATATCCCAACTATGAATAACCTTATCGAATTTTTTAGGCAGGTCTTTAGGTAAGTAATATTGAACCCATTCATCTTTGAAAATTGCACCACCTTGTGTTTTAGGTGACTGCTGGTACATTGCAGACCAGAAGTAATCACCCAAAATAGCTTTGGTTTCGAGTAGTTTTTCAATAGGGTGTAATTCAGGTACAAGCGCGTTACCGTTTTCATCAATAGCTGGAAATTGCAAAACTCGTGCTTTTGGATTTTTTTCGATTACCTTGCCGGATAAATCATCTGTCGCCCATCGGGTAGCCATGATGATTTCTCCGCTTGACTTTGATAAACGCGTTTTAAATGTCGATACGTACCAGTTCCAGATGCCATTCTTGGTTGTAGTGCTTAATGCTTCCTGTGCGTTTTTAATCGGGTCATCAATAATACCTAAATCAACCTTTTTACCTGTTAATGGTCCACCAACCCCCTGACTAATGTATGCACCTTTTTTACCTACGATTTCGAACGTTTCAGAGTTCCTTTTGGCTTCCACCTCAACGGTTACAACACGCTTTGCATTCAACGGAGAATCAGGAAATAGAATTTTATATTCATCACTCATCATGATCCGTTGTACGTCACGGTTCATATCACTAGCTAGGTCTTTACCATACGACAGCCCGGCAATTCGTAAGTCAGAATATTTACCAAATATATATGCAGGGAGATAACGAGATACTATGTCCGATTTACCATGCTGAGGTGGTGCACCTAAAATTAAAATAGGTCTTTTACCTGCCATCATATCAACAATGAATTCATCTAACGCCGCGCAAACGGTCTCTGAAAAGTCACTAACAATGTAATCAGAATTTATGTAGAGAATGAATGACTGTAAATTACTTCTCGCCTTTCTCCTTCTGAGTAGCTCTTTCGCTGCCTCTTCCAGATTGATTTGCGATGATTGCTGCAAGTTGTTCATCTGTGAGGTCTGCCGCTGTTATTGATGATCCTATAGGGGACATGCTTCTATCAGATGATGTGTTATCGATTTCATGCTTATCCCGCATATCTGTCACATTCTTAGCCGTGAACACTGCGAATGTTTTTTCATAATTGCCAAACAAGCCATTCTGAATGAGGATTTCTTTTTGATAGTCTTTCGCGCGCGCATATGCGTCGGAAAACTCGTCATGATGTTTAAGCCATTCATTTAAGGTATCCCTATGAACACCGATTGAAATAGCAAATCCTTCGAATGTTGGAAGCATACATGGCTGCATGACTGCATTACCGAACTTATCGGTTAGTACAATCTCTTTCCCGTTTTCATCTTCACCCTTAACTACATCAAAGGGTTTTCTGTTAAAGAAGGAGATTATTGCTTCACAGTATTCAGATTTATATTTTGACGGACGACCGCCTTTGTTTTTCTCTTTCTGCATAATCTCCCTCTCTATTATTTAAATACCTTCTATATCTTCTGAGTAGAACCACCCTTCAAAATCTTTGCTCGTGATTCGGATCATTTCAGAGCCGTCAGGCTGAATTGCTGAACCTGTTTTTCTACCAGTAATTTTTTTACCGTCGTATTTAACAACTAACATTCAGTTCACCTTTATTTTCTACATAAAGCCAAAAAGCCCCGAAGGGCTTAAACTTATTTCAATGATTCAACCGTTTGTCCTGTTTCATTCATGACATAAACTGAATCGCCCTCGTAAATGAATTCATAACATAGAGAATCATCATTATCGCTTCTGTTTGCTGATACTATGATACCGATTAGCTCTGAATCCGGATTCCGGCAACTTTCATTGATGAAAATATCATAGTCCTTTATCTCTGTGTGCTTACCTGTCTCATCAACAATAGCCTCACCGAACTCAATTACCATTGCCGGGCAAATTGCATTATGCTCTTTCGCTCTAGCCACGATGGATTCAAACACTCTCTGACCAGGACGAGATATTTCAACAACATCACTGGTGAAAACGCGCGAACTATCAATTGTTTTTACTTTAATTGTTAACATTTCTACTACTCCTACTTCTATTTTAGTTATAAAAAAAGACCGCCGAAGCAGTCTTTTGCATGAATAGTCAAATTTATTTTTATTCTGTTTTAAATGTCAGAAGCCCACCTAAAAACATATCCTTTATGTCTATACATATAACGATCAGCGCAACTCTTAACTGAACTGATATTAAATCCATTCTTTTTTGCGTCACTAGTACTGTAAAGAATAATTTCGTCCCCTGTTTTAGGATTGTGTGCATAAATAGGCTCTTTATAAATCCCTTTCCTGCCTTTATTTAAGCCAAGCGCATAAGCATGTTTCATATTTTCAGAGGCAGTAACCCATTCAAGATTATCTAAATCGTTATTATGTTTGTTGCCATCAATATGATTTACTTGTGGTTTGTTATCAGGATTTGGGATGTAAGCTAGAGCCAGCAATCTATGAACCAAAACACATTCATTTTTACCGTTATCATTCAGTACAATAAAATGATAGCCATCATTTTGGGTTAATATCTTATTCACTTTCTCCATTGTTTTCTTAATATATACATCACCATTTTTTGATATCAATAAATTGCTATACCCTATTGGAGATTTCAATCTTTTGATATTAATTAACGATACTATTCTTTTAAAATAGCTAATGCTTATTAGTATGCATTTCATGGTATTTAACCCTACAGAAAATCGAGCCTGCTCACACAGAAATACCGCCCGCAGAAATACCATTAATGGATCTCTCAGAAACTAAAGGAAAGCGCCTGTCACTTTGTAGACTATAATAATAACGCACACACCTGCAATTACAGTCCAGAATGTCTTTCTCGCTTCTTTTGGGGTCATGTTAATCATCTCCATAGAGACTCCTAGAAATTTAAACTGAAATCGTTTTATTATTAGTTGGCAAGTTACCTCCTTGCTACAATAACCGAGATTAAAAAACCCAGAGTTGACGCTCTGGGTTCTGTTTTTAGAGAAAAGTATAACTCATTGATTTAACAACAAAACGCAAAAGTGCACGCTGTGAATTTAGATGACGCAGATTCTATTCATTCTGAAGCCCTCTAATTGCTTGTTTATCTATGTTGCACTGCTCAATAACTGTTAATAGCTGTTCTGCGTATATCACTACTTGACCGTATGTCATGCCGTTTGGCGGGACGGGTGGTAGACATAGAGCAGTTAAGCTATCTGGAATCGGTACTTGAATAAAAACCATTCGCTCTGTCGCGCAACCGCTTATTAACAGAATTAGGCAAACGCTCACGAGCACAATGATTGCTTGAAAGCAGCCCTTCCAACTCTTCAATACGGCTTTGGGATGCAAATAAAACACTATTTTTCTCCTGTTCTGCTACCAGTGCCGCATTGTGTGATTTCTGGGTTTGTTTTACATACATGTTCAATCCGACAATTTCGACCGATTGTGCAGCACTGATAGCTTGTTGTTTCTGATATTTTTCGCGATAAATGAATGTTGAAATAATGAGAGAGATAAGAAGTAATGACGCTGTACTAATTGTAATCAGTTTTAGCTTTGTCATTGTACAGCCTTATTAAATAGATACTGTTCCGCTAATCGTCTGCGTGTTAATCCGGCCACATCTTTCCTTACTCCGTTTATTGTTGCACGGTTCCATATCGGGAATTCATTTGCAGCACCAGCATAATCACCAATGTTTAATTTCTTCATTAGCGTTGAGTTCTTTAATGCGGATACGCCTAAGTTATAAGCAAAGCTAACGAGAGCATCATATTGATTTTGACTCACCCTAACTCTAAGCATGGCATTAACACCTTTTTCATATTCAACAAGGCCACATCTTAATAACCGTTCTGCTTCTTGCTCTGTTATTACCATGCCAGGGTGAATATCTTTACCATCAACTTTTTTAGTCCAGCCGTAACCGATAGTAAGAACACCTACAATATCGTAATACGCCTTTAATTTGAGTCCTTCAAAGTCTTTTATGAGCTTTATGCCATTATCACTGATTACCATTGCCTGCCCCTGTAATGCGATTCCAGAAATACGTTAACGCAATGCTACCCATCGCCCCACTCATACCTGCTAAGATATAAGTCATTCTGACGGTCAGACCTAATTCAAGTCCAATAAGACCGCCAATAAATCCAGTAAACCCAGATATAATGACTTGACCAATCGCACCAATTACACTAAATCGTGTATTACTGGTTTTAATATCTGTTAAATATTTAACAATTCCACCCCACGAAGCGAGACCAATGACGATCATCCACTCAATGAGGTCAAATTCTTTGTTATCCATTCTTTTCATACCTCACCCCGCGGGGATTGATTATTAGAATGCGCCTCACCGTAACTGTCTTATGTCAGCTATGCGTATTGAGTGATCAGCGTTTGGATTTTGGCGCGATTTGATAATAAAAAAGCAGCCGTTAAGCTGCTTCATGAAATTTAGGTAATAAAAAAGCCACCTTTGATAGTGACTTAATTGCAATATACCCAATTGTATATATTTATACTCAAATACTAGCCATTTTATTGAAGTTTTTCAAGTATCACTTTTTATATTTTAAAAAATAATTTTAATTAACTGATAAATAATAAATAATTTTTAATGTTTAAACATAGTATAATACACCTTGACTTTTATTAATATTGTTTATACAATGTTTAAACAATATGTTATTTAAGGAGTCTCTATATTATGACAATAGCGTTGAAAAAATGGGGCAACAGTTTTGGCTTTATTATTCCAAAAAAAATTCTGGAAAAAGCAAATATCACTGAAGGTCAGGAAATTGATGTTCAGGTAACGGAAAATAACGAAGTGATATTAAAGCCTGTAGCTAAAAAACGCCCTCGTTATAAACTGAGTGATTTGTTAAAAGATCATGATCCATCATTCAATGATGATCCAGTGCTCAAAGAATGGCAAAACACAAAACCAGTAGGTAATGAAGTATGGTAAGAAGAAAAAAGGGATTTGAGCGTGGAGATATCATCTCAGTTGATTTAAATCCGACTGTTGGGAAAGAAATCCGCAATGACGATGACACAGGACGACCCGCTTTAGTTTTATCAACTCAAGAGTTTAATAATTTCGGGATGGTGTTTATAGCTCCAATAACACACGGTGGGAATGCTGCAAAATCATCTGGTATGGCAGTCACATTAATGGGTGCGGGAACTAAAACAAGTGGGGCGGTGGTTGTTAATCAATGTAAAATGATTGATGCTGTAACTCGTGGGGCTAAATACGTTGAAACAGTTCCAGACTATATCGCTGATGAAGTTATTGCACGATTAACCGCTATTCTTGAATAACACACGGCTGGGACCATAGTCCCAGTTTTTTATTTTCTACTTAATTCTATTAACATTCTTTGTCGAGTCCGCTCTCTTGTGTGCAGTTGTTTGGCATATTCCAACGCCTTTTCATCCAGTTCAATTAATGTATTAAACATAAAGTTCCAGCGAGGTTGATAGCAATGACACCATACATCTGGCTTTTTATTTGCCAGCTTGGCTAGAGCAATTGATTCATAATAACCAGTACCCTGGTTTATCCATTCTTTTACTTCTTGAATAATAAGTAATACAAACGGCTTCATAACCTCTTTGGATTTTTTATTCAGCTTTGGTAGTGCCTTGTTATTAAGTAACTCATTCCAGATAAACAAACAAATGGTCTTTTGCTCTTCGTAGTCTTGTTTCCCAGAATAACAGTAATGAAGCCAGGCCTTATGAACAGGTGTGAGCTGACGAACGGCACGACACCAAATCAGGTGCCGAAAGATTTCTGCATCAATAGGTACTTTTGTATTTTTGAAGGACTTAAATGCCAATGTTCGTACGGGCTCTGCTTCTACTTTTATAATCCGTCCATCAATATAAACTTCTCTATACGACTTTTTTCGAAATACTGGATTTCTTAAATCACAATCAGGCTCTTCCTCAAAAAAATTAGTTACAACACAGTTAGAAGAAAAAGCAATTCTCAAGCTGTTTCTTATTTGTTCAAGCATTTATCCCCCTTTTATTCCAGTAGTCTCACATAGCCCCAGTTTCTTAATTCGATAACCCGTGTCTAGCAATTAAAATCGCATCAGCAATAGCCTGACCTTGCCCTTTTTTGTCTAATATGCGTAAGTCAGGATATAATTGAATTGCTCTGCTACGTGCAGCATCTTTATCAGTCCCAATTAAACCAACTGACTTCTTCCACGCTTGCGGTGTTACAAGGGTGTAAGGGATATTCAGACCTTGAATAATGCCTTCAACGACACCAGCAGCATGACCGAACGTAAACATGCTACTTACACCTTGCCCCGGCATTGCTCCAACTTGCTCTAAATAAGCGTGGTTAATTACATGGACACGTAAGAAAGCAGCTACAGCAGCACCATTTACACGGGACTTACTACCAACCTTAATTAATGGCATGATGAGATAATCTTCAACGCCACCACCATTCAACACTACGATTGCACCGTAACAGCCCGGGTCTATTCCTACAACTCTCATTTCATTAGCCCTTCTTTAATCCATATTTGATGAGTTCTGAAAACACCTTCAGCGTGAAACAGTCTTAATTCTTCATTTGAATAACCTGTTTTGAGACGACCATCTACTGCGTCATGACAGCAAGAACAACCGATAGCACCTTGCCTGTCATCCGGTTTCATACCAACACCGCAGGTTCCAGCTAATCGATAGTGAGCTAAAACAGAGGTTTCAGGGTTAAAATTACAAATACCTGGTATCCTTATCTGACAATCTCTACCTCGTGCAGATTTACGCAAGTTAGTCATCTAAACGCTGCCCCCACGCAATTATAAAAATAAAATAGGCAAGTAATAACGGGGCCGACATGGGAACCCCAAGCCAGCCATATTGAGAAACACATGCACCTAACGTTGAGTAAATACTGAGCGCACCAGAAATGCTGAATGCGAAATAAAAAAAGGTACTATTAATCATTTATTTCACTCCGTAATTCATCTAAATGCTT